AGATGAACTTGAGGACTATGGACGTACCGTAGGTATTGAGTTAGATAGAAGACATAACAAGAAAAAATTAATTAAAGAGTTAGAAGACCACTTAGCAACCAGTTAATAAAGTGGCACACAAGGGGGTTACATCACCCTCTTTTTTGATTATAATAAGTATATCAAAAGAAAACAAACTTTATTATGCCCTTCGAGATTAAAATGACTGCCGACCAAGTGATTGAAAAACTAAAAGCACTTTACGGTACTGAGTTCACAGCAGCAGATATCAAAGCATTCTGTGCAATGAACGATATTACATATCAAACAGTAACTAAGAAGTTACAGAAATTCAAGGTTTCCAAAGGTAAGTGGAATCTCGAAGTTACACAGCAGAGTGTACAAAACATTGAGAAGAGTTTTGCTGCTCCTGCTGTAATGCCACACGTTGAGAAAAATCTTGTTCCAACAGTTGACCCTAACTTTGTTAAGTTTGGAAACTTCACTGATGTAAAGAAGATTGTTCAATCAAAACAATTCTACCCAACATTTATTACTGGTTTATCTGGTAACGGTAAAACATTTGGTGTAGAGCAAGTATGTGCACAACTTAAGAGGGAGTTAATTCGTGTCAACATCACCATCGAAACGGACGAAGATGATCTTATTGGTGGGTTCCGTCTTGTTGATGGCAACACTGTTTGGCACAACGGACCTGTGGTCGAAGCTCTTCAAAGGGGAGCTGTCCTACTTCTAGATGAGATTGACCTAGCATCAAACAAGATACTTTGTTTACAACCAGTTCTTGAAGGTAAAGGATTATTCCTCAAGAAGATTGGTCAGTATGTTACACCTAAAGCAGGTTTTAACGTCATCGCAACAGCAAATACAAAAGGTAAAGGTTCTGATGATGGACGTTTCATTGGCACTAACGTATTAAACGAAGCATTCTTAGAAAGATTTCCTGTCACATTCGAGCAATCATACCCACATCCAAAGGTAGAGGAGAGATTACTTACACTTCACGCAGAGAGTGTTGGTGTTAAAGATTTATCCTTTGTCAAGAAACTTGTAGACTGGGCAGACATCATTCGCAAAACATTCTATGATGGTGGTGTAGAAGATATTATCAGCACACGTAGATTGGTTCATATCATTCGTGCTTACAGCATCTTCAATGATAAAGCAAAATCATTACAAGTGTGTATCAATCGTTTCGATGATGAAACAAAGCAATCATTCTTAGAGTTGTATGATAAGGTTGATGCTGACTTCCAGTTACCAGTGAAGGAGGAAACTAATTAATGAATTTATGGGAGCAATATAAAGATGCCCTACACGAAAGCATATCTTTATTAGATAATGAGGTTTGGGGTGAGTGGGAATCAAAAGGAATGAGTCTTCAAGCGAAGACTTATTCTCATCCCAATCTAATCAAATCAAGAGAGGTTGAAATTTGGAGTGATAAATGTTGTATCTACAACAACATTCTTTATCCAAAAACAGGTAGTAATCTTCCTTGTTTTGGAATGGACTTAATGGGGTTCAACGAAAAGAAAGTTATTATTGTCTTTGACTTTCAGCATCCTGTAGAAAAATATCTTTTTTCTGTAGATGATTTACCAAAAGCAGAAAAGGATTATAGATTTTTTGAGAAAGGAAATCATTTTTCAGAAAATATATTTGTCAGATATTGTAAGATGGAAGAAGTAAATGCTTACTTATCAATCTTTAAGCAATACTTGACTAAGTATAAAGATATGCTAGAATTAGAGAAACCCACTGGTAATGATACCAGTTTTTATGAGGACTTTGACGCTTATATGACTCGACTTGATCCAGTATCAGGTTTCCTAACAGGCAAGTTTGGTAAAGAAAAAGCAGATAGTCTTGTTAACGATTTCTTATTTACCTATGGTTAATGCATGGAATTTAGCGTGGGAAGCATTGAACGGAACTATGGATGAAACTTATCCTATCATTGATACTAATGTAGGAGCAGGTAATACTGCTCTTGATAAAGTAAGAGATGATATCACTGGTGATGGTCTTGATTATGAAGTTAATTATTATGATGACTACTTAGCAGATGTAGATGAGCAAAGGGCACATCATTTTACAAATGCACATTCATCATACAATGATGGTTGGACGCAACAAATTCATCAAGAACAATTAGAAAAAATGGCAAAAACAGACCATAATTTTAAGTATCATGAAGATGAGATACTTAAAGATATTCAAGAATATGTTTCAAGAACATATCAAGGACACTATACAGGAACTAAACACGAGTTCCGTAAAGTGCAAACGATTGACCTAATGGCAGCAAGAGATATTGCAACAGATTTTTGTCAAGCAAATATTCTCAAGTATGGTAGTCGCTACGGTAGCAAAAATGGTAAAAACAAAACAGACTTGCTAAAAGTCATACATTATGCTATGCTGTTATTACATTTCGATGGACATTATGGAGAACCATCAATGCCTTCTGGCAACTTTGACCAAATGCCTTAATTATGCAAACTATTACAAATTTTATGAAACTATCAGATAGTACACTTGCAGTTCTCAAGAATTTTGCAGGTATCAACAATTCAATTCTTGTTAAGAAAGGAAATCAACTTCGTACTATATCTGTTGCAAAGAATATCTTAGCAGAGGCAGAAATACCAGAAGACTTTCCAAGAGATGTTGCGATATATGACCTTAATCAATTTCTTAATGGATTAAGTTTACATCAAGATCCAAATCTTGATTTTACAGAAGATTCACATATTACAATCAAAGAGGGTAAGAGAAGAGTTAAGTATTTCTATGCAGACCCACAAGTAATTATTGCTCCACCAGATAAGGAGATTAATTTGCCAACTCAAGAAATATGTTTCCAACTTGAAAGTAATTCACTTGAAAAACTTGTAAAGGCAGCAGCAGTATATCAATTACCTGACTTATCTGTTATTGGAAAAAATAATGAGATACACATGGTTGTTCGTGATAAAAAGAATGATACTTCAAATGAATATTCGATTTATGTTGGAGAAACTGATAGTACTTTTGAGTTAAACTTTAAGATGGAAAACATAAAGATTATACCTGGTCCTTATGATGTTGTCATATCTTCAAAATTACTTTCTGAGTTTACAAACAAGCAATATAATCTTAAATATTTTATAGCATTAGAACCTGACTCAACTTTTAACGGATGAACAACATAGGACTAGAAGTCGTATTCTGGACAGTTTTATCAATCTATCTTCTATCAAAATTAGGAGTATTTAAAAAATGATTGAACTTTTTATTATTATTGGTGGTGCTTATGCACTTTACACAGTAGGAATGGCTATTGCTACTGAACTCGATTATAGAGAGGTTAATAAGAAGTGAATTATTCTCTCACCGAAGAGGAGTGGGAATGCGTAAGGGTATGTGTGTCTAATGCACCCATACCCTATGATATTACAAAAAAGAAGATACCTGCTGACATTCTAGCAAAGATAGGACAACCTACTCGAATAAAAGAGGAAGGTATACCTATAGTAAAATATGATTTAACACCGTACGGAATACAACCTGACGAATGAAACTCACACAAGAATTGATTGACAAAATTCAAGAAGCGATGCTTCACACTAATCTGAAAGGTGAAATAAACTGGAAAGATGGTGATGATATTGAAGTACAGATCGCAGGAACTTTTGCAAAAGATAAATTTATTGTATTGAAAAATGCAACGAAGAACCCTTTTGAGAATGCCCAACCACATCCTCACTTTGATTATGAAAAGAAGGTATTTACTAAAGATGGTAGAGAAGAATATATGAAAGAACAGGAGGAATTAAAGAAATGAGTGATGAAGAATTACAAGAACAAATCATAACACAAATTGAAGTTCTTGTCGAAGAACTAGGTGGTACTATGTGCCACTTAACAAAGTGTACATACACTGGTAGACAAAGTAAAATATTACAGATAGAATATAATGTAGAGGAAAAGTAAACTTACATTATGAACATTTTTGTTACAGATCCTGATCCTGTTAAGTCAGCAGAAGTTTTGCCTGATAAACATATAGTAAAAATGCC